TAGCCAAACGGAGGAATAACAATGGCATATGAAGAAAGACTACAATCTGATGGACAGATTTACACAAACAACTATAAAGCAAACGACAAACAGCCTGATTGGACTGGAAAGGTCACTCTCACAAAGGACTTATTAAAAGCCTTAGTGGGGCGACTGAGAGAAGACAAGGCTGACAGTGTTGAAATGAGGGTGGCTCTATGGAATAGAGTCTCTAAGAATGGAAATGAGTATAAGTATGCAAGACTTGACTTACCTCAAGAGCAGAAAAAACCTGAGCCTCAACCTGAGCCTGAGCCTGATTTCAATGATGATGATATACCTTTCTAGATAACCACTAAAGACTCTTTTGTGGTTTAAGTCTTAAAAGCGAAACCACATACATAAACAACGAGGGGTAAAAATGACACCATTAGAAATTTTTGAATACGATAAAGAACAGTCTTACGACTATAACTATGCACAGTGGAAGCTTATGTCAGACGATGAAAGAATCCACTCAGGTCAGAAGCCATACACAGAAGATATGGCGAAACAAATTTTCCACAAGATACATTATTTAGGATACAGGAAATAGAGGAATTAGAATCTAAGAAAACTATTAACCAGTCTAAAAAAATAATATTTTATAAACCAAGCAAGAACGGCAGAACCCATGATTAATTACGAAGGATACAAGCAAATACTAGGAAACGTAAAACAGATGATACAAGCAGAACCATTAACAGAAATGGAGAAAGACAGCTTGTTATCAAAGATCAATAACTTTGAAGATGAAATAGACGAGATGCTTTCAGGAAGGGTTGCAGAACTTGAAATGTATGTAGAGCATTTAGAGAACAGAGTCGCCAATAGTGAAAATACGAGCATAAGACTACGATGACTAAGATATGGAGAAAAAAAGAGTGGGAAGAAGCTGAGAAGATTAGCCCCTCTTATTATAAGAAGGGGATAGAGGTCACTGATTTTATACTTTCTAATGATCTCGGTTGGTGCGAAGGGAACATCATTAAATATGTTCTTAGGCACAAAACAAAACACAAAGAGAATCCCAAACAAGATTTAATGAAAGCTAAGTGGTACTTGGAAAAACTGTTGCGAAATTCAAAGACATAATGAGTCGAGAAGAAAAAATGTTTGCGCGTTGTTGGAACGACTCATGTGTAGGTTGGGGGGAATAACCCCCCCAACTTAAAAACTAGGAGACAAAAATGAAAGCGTTAGGTTTGTTTATATTTTTACTAGGAATGTTTGTATTCACAAGTGGTTGGGTGCTTTTAGATTTGGCATCTATGCCATTGAAGAATGATCTTTATTCATTAGATGTGTTGGGTTTCTTTAACAATATGTTTTCGTTAGACCCAACTGTCGCAAGTTTTCAGTCATTCATGTCTTTGATGTTTATTATTATGGGATGTTTCATTTGCTATAGCGGAAGCATCTTAATCAAATTTTAAGGTAAGGAGGTATAACAATGGTTGAGATTGAAGAATCATGGATGCAAAGGATTAGAGACATTGCACCTGTCATAGAGAAAACCGAGTACGAAGTGTTTAGATGTGATGCAGAGGTTAAGAAGCTTCATGCGACACTAAAGATGCAAGCCCTAGCAGATGGCATGAAAACATCTTCTGCTCAAGAAACTTGGGCTGAATCTCAGCAAGAGCTATATCTAGCAAGACTAAGGGTTGGTGTTGCCAAAGGCACACTGTCTGCTTTAAAGATTACCTTGAAGTCATTAGAGATTGGATTTGAGGAATGGAGAACCAAGATGGTTAATGCTAGAGAGGAAAGAAAAAGATATGGGGCTTAAAGGCAGAGTGCCAAACCGAGAGGAACTAGACCATATGGGTAGGGTTGCAGAGATTGGTTGCATCGTCTGTAAAAACAAGGGTCTTTATTCACCATCGGAAATACATCACACCGAAGGCAAAACAAAAGAAGGGGCGCACCTAAAAGTGTTGCCCCTTTGTTTTGAGCATCACCGAATGGGTAGTGGGAAAGAACCCATTAGCCGACATCCTTATAAAAAAAGATTTGAAGAAGCCTACGGAACTGAGAAAGAATTATTAAAACAAGTAGATGATATACTGGATAAAAGACAAGATGAGTTTTTTGACAACATACCCTTTTAACCAACTGCGGTATTACCAACACCTGTGTTATGTCCTGCTGCAAAAATTAATATTTACCAGTCTACTATATTTATTGGGCTACAAAGCCGACAGCAGTATTATTGGCGTAAACAAACAAATAACACTAACCTTGAGGTAATAGATGAAAACACAAAGCGCAAAAGCAAAAGGTAGAAAACTACAACAATGGTTTACTAGGCTGTTAGTGGATGTTTTAAGTTTGGATGAGGATGATTTAGAAAGTAGACCGATGGGTTCTCAAGGTGAAGACATTATTATGGGTAAGCAATCAAGAGATCGTTTCCCTTATTCAACAGAATGCAAGAATCAAGAGAGAGTCAATGTTTGGCAGTCATATGAGCAAGCAAAAGAAAACTGCAAAGGATATGAGCCATTGTTGGTCATTAAGAGAAACAGAAGCAAGCCATTAGTGGTAATGGATGCTGAACATTTTGTAAGTTTATTTAAAGGTGAAGATGATGATGCTTGAAGAACAACTAAAGGAACAGCTAGAGGAAAGAAAAAAGAAGTGGTGGGGATGGCATAAGGAGAATCCTCAAGTGTGGGAAAAGTTTGAGGAATATACACTGGAAGCTATAGCAACAGGTAGGAATCATTATTCACATTGGGCTATAGTAAATCGTATTAGATGGAACAGGGAAATAGAAACGAAGGGTGGTGAGTTTAAGATTAGTAATGACTACATTTGTTTTTATGCCCGACTGTTTCATGCCAAGCATCCTGAACACAATGAGTTTTTTAAATTAAAACCCCTGAAAGAAGAAAAGCTAATTGCTGACTTAGTTGCCCAAAGAGATCATTGGAACGTCAGCTTTCTCCCTCAAAGCGGGAACAATCGCTAATCGTCTATCTCTATCCAACTCTAGCTCTCTAATCATATCTGACTTGGCAGACATAGAGATATCTGTTCTCTGCATGATCCTGTCTCTTCTCTTTCTGTAGTTCGCCATGTATCTATTGATGGCATTAACTTGAGATTTAACTTGGAAGATTCCTTTGTTGTGTTCCCTGTAAGCAGTGAGTTCGTCATATCTTTTTTGATCTTTGAGTTTGTTTAGGGTGGCTGTAGCTCTTTCTACTTCTGATCTCAGCTCATAGAATTGTTGCTGTAAACCGCCAGACTTATCCAGATCAATAAATAATCTTTTTAATACTGGTACATCGTTTATGTTTGGAGGGATTAATGGGGTTCCAGTCATGCTTCTTGTAAATACATCTATGATATCCAAGACATATCCACCAAGCGTTCCTGTGTACCCATTGACAACATGTTCTATTTTGATGGGCGATATGTTCATAGCCCCACCTATAAGCCTAGCTAGTTCATTGGTAGACTGTCTTGTCTGCATAAAAGGGTCTGATTTCGATTGATAGTAAGGAACAATCTCTGATTTGGTAAAGCTGTTTCTATTTATCATTACCTCAACAATAGGTTTAACCGCTTGGATTCCAAGTGAAGGCTCAAAGAAAGGTATATTAGCTGATGTTCCTATTTGTCTTCTAATAGATTTAGCTGGGTCTTTCTCAACACCTCTGCCAATGGTTGCATCTATTAGTCTCTCAGGAATGGCTTTAAACAACATGCCGACCTCAAACGGAATAGGAATTTTTATTGCGGGCAGACCAAAAGGCATTGGAATAATCCAATTGTCATCTCTGACTTCTCGCTTCACTTCCTTGTATTCATCGGTATCTGATACCAGTAAATAATATAATGCTGTCGCAGCGATCATTGCAGAAGCTCGTAAAGCAAACTTTCTTTGTATTCTATTCTTCACATCATCTAGCGTTTCGCCTTCTTGAAGTCTTTCTGTGGCTGAATATTGTCCTGAAGCAGAGCGATACAAGACATCAAGACCTTGAATCCTAGCGTTCATAAATGGTATGGCAGATGTCACAACTCTAAACAATGGTGATAGTCCCCTTCGACCAAAGTTAATAATCTCTAATGCTTGATAGGCAGCTTCAGATTGTGCCTCAGCTTCAGATGAGCCTCTTTTCTTCATGTAATTATAAACCGCATTGTATACAGCCAAACGAGCTGCACCATCAGACTTAGTAGTCAAAGCACCCAAGCCATCCCAAAGTTTATAGAAAGCATCTTCAGCGTTCATCCCATTATCAGGTGATAATCCTTTTTGCCTTCTCGCCCTATCCATTAACTGTTTAACACTTCCCTCATCATTTTGGAAATCATACCCACCTACTACCCCAAACTTTTCTAGATCAGACATATCAGCAAACATATTTTTTACTGAATCAATTACGGGAGTAAAACCATCTTCTCTAAAACCTAGTGGAGCGCCTGAAGTTACTGCTGCTGATAGGGTATCCCTAAGCAAGTTGACAACAACAAATCCTGGATCACGAGTAACTGTGTCTCTAAGTATAGATGAAGGGAAAGCCAAGAAACGAGTAACTGCATCTGTCTTAACTCCGCCAATAGCTTGTATGCCATGAAACAATTCAACATCTTCTACTACCCAATATTGTTTTTGACCATTTTCAAAAGAAAATATAGTATTAAGCTTTCCTTCTTTCTTTTCTCTAGGGCTAACCCTTCTTGCCTCGCCCATTGTCTCTAAATCTCTTAACAGTTTAGATGTACCATCATTTTTCATAGCACCCGTTAGGATTGACAATGAGTTTCTAGCAATTGCTTCTACAGGATTA